CTCGACATCTACATGGAGGGTATCACCATCCACAGTTAAATTTGAAGAAACATACACATTACCAACAACGTGCAATTCTGCATTAGGATTTTTAGTGTTAATTCCAACTGAATCGTTCTCCGCATCGACGTGAAGGGTATCCCCATCCACAGTCAGGTTTGAAGAAACATACACATTACCGATGACGTGAAGGTTGGCAGAGGGGGTCACCGTTCCAAGTCCAATGTACTTGTTCACTGTGTTCACGTGAAATGAACCCTCATCGACTGTGAGGTCACCACTCACACTCGTGTTTCCAGTGACAACTAAAACATTTGAACCATATTCATCCACGAAAAGATTGGATCCTACATCTAGAGTGTGAACGGGACTCGTGTTCATAATCCCGACATTAGACTCGGTGAGAACACGACCGTACACATGTACATCCAGGGTCTCAGATGTTAGTGGAGTAATGGTATTACTATACGCACTACTTTGTGTGTAGGCGAGTACCATCTCATTCTCAACTTCTCTAAATCCTACAGTGACGTTTGAACCTGGTCGAGTCATGATAAGACCGAGGTCGATTGTTGTATCCCCAACCGTATTGTTTCTTCCCAATTCTATTATGGCATCTGTGATAGTCAGGTTTTCAGTGTTAATCACAGTGATGACACCATTGATTTGAGCGTTTCCTTGGACGACGATATCTCCCTTAATGTTTGTATTTCCATTCACGACGAGGACATTCGAACCTGTATCATCGACATAGAGGTTCGAACCTACATCCAGGGTATGAACTGGTGAAGAATTTGCGATACCTACGTTCGCGGTCGTCACGAGACTCGTCACGGTATTCCTAAACTCGATTGTGTTTGTCGTTGTGTTTCCGAGGTTTGTCGTGGCTTGTAAATTTGGTTGTAAAACGTCTACAGCAGCCACCCCTGAATCAGACATCTCTTTTGTGCCTCGGTTATACGTAAGAATCTTGTTGTCTCGATCAGAAATATCAAGCACTTGACGTAAAGGGGTTATGTATACCGATCCCGATTGTGTCGCATCAATCTGTTCATCACTGGCGTTAAAAACGATCGTATTCTCACCCTGGTCTTCTTGGGCATTTTTACCAAACCGAATCTTGGTAGACCTCTCAATAGTCGGAATGTTCTTGACCATTTAATATAGGATTGTATTTTAATTTGCATAAAGTAGACCAGCCATACCATTTTCGATACGAAGTATGTTGTAATTGACTGCATAAATTGGGTCATTAATAGGCATACTATCGCTCATAATCTTGGCTGAGTCCAAGCGACTGAAGTTGAGTGTGCCTGTGGGTTGGAGGGAACTGGTTGAGAGACAGAAACAATAGAGAAAGAAATCTGGGGAAGTCACGAAATTTGTATGGTAATAATTCATGACATCAATAAAATGAGGCTTACCCCATTTATAGTTGCTCACATCGAGACCGTTAATGTTCAATTTGACTTTATTCGTGGGTGAAGTAAGTGCACCGTTTGTCGTGGTGTCTGAAGATGCGAGATACTTTATAGGATGATTGAATGTGAGATCTTGAACAACTTCACCCGAACCTATATTCTTTTGCACTTGGGTGATGAGGAGATCATGTTTTCGGGAAGCAATATTTCCACGCTCTTCGTTATCGAGATAGTAATAATTTGCGAAGCACTCTACGTTATAGTTTGAAGCTGCTGTAGCCCAATGAATACGGATTTCTACATTATGGTAATTCAACGCCACTAGGGGGAGGGCACATTGTGGGCCTTCACAAAAGAAGAAACGAAGGGGATAAAAATAGGATCGAGCGCTCACACCTGGGTGTGTACCGTTTGAACTCTTGGAAACATTTTGGGCGAACGTATCAATAGCGATTTTCTCGGTGAAGATGGCATCTTGGCTATCGATGAGGGAACCCCCGATATAGAGTTCCACTTTATCGATGATTGTATCCCATCTCTGAATATCGAGGGCTTGGGTGGTATCATCTATTGTAAAATAGACATACCCGAGAAGGTCTCCAGATCGTTCGAATTGAATACTGGACATTGAATTGTTTTTCACCGCTCCATGGATTGTTTGTTTTTCAATGGATTGTGAAAAATTAGCATGTCTTTTGAATGTTGAACTAAAGAAAGATATTTCGGGATTACCCATGATGTATTCATCCTGGGCACCGATAGCGATCAATTGAACAATACCAGCGGACATGGTATACTACTCTAAGGGGAGAAAATTACAAATTTGGTTTTCTACACACAAAACGAAGGACTAAGAAGTTTTTATCGTCGGCACCCGCACGTTCGATAGTTTCACCATCTTGGTTACGGATAGTCACCGTGAGGCGGTCGAGGCGGCGAATGGGATCAATATATTGTGTAGCGATGAAGTACTCATCCCTAAAGTTCACAACCGCACCAGGAGTACCAGTGGTCGACAGACTCGCAAAAGAACCACGAATCATACTCAAAGATGCCTGTCCATCGTATACATTTGAGGCACGGTCAGAAAAGATAGAGTCTAATTCTTTGATAGATACGTAGCAATGTTCAGTATCCGCAGCTGTCTTGATACGAGCAGTAAGAAGTCTAGCCTGAACAATATTCTTGAGGGGTTGGTTGAGAAAACATGTGAAAGTATTGGCACTAGCTTGACCAATGGTGTCAATAGTGACGGTGTGATACTCATAGTTAAGATCTGGAATTGTCTCTGTTGGTGAAGTGATCAAAGCCATTTATAGTTAGCCTAGATTAAAGATCCACCAATTCCGTCAGAAATCTCATAACTCGCATGGTCTGAGACGAGCTTTTGGGCACCACAGAGACCACCTGGGGTCAGTGACTTAGTGTAGGCACTCCCATTCTTGTAACCGGGGGTGCAATCCATCTTATTCTCCAGGTCAAAAATGGAACCTTGACTGATGGGGGTAATCTTGATTGGCCTGGGTTGGTAAGCGCTGGTATCACGGAACATCATCAGCGCAACGATGATGAAGAACAAAACACCAATGGAAGTGAGGGCGTTACGGTTAGCCTTGTTAAGGTTGAACATTTACTATGTACATATATTTTTTTAAAGTGCGTTAAAGATATTTTTTTAGTTTCTACATAGAGAGTAGATGGACGAAGAAATCGTACTCGACCGTGGAACTACACATGTGATGAAATTAGACGCCGACGAACAGGCACTCATGGATGAGATTGAGATATCAGCTCCTCGCCCCAAGCCTGTGCCACGCCCTACTCAGCACGCATATCGCCCTCAACCCCAGCAGCACCAAGAGGCTATGGATGCTTTTGTGAATCCCAATAAACAGTCGGCCCCCCATCAGCCCACACAAGAGGAGGAAATTGATTATGGTGAGGATGAACCCACATTTTACGATGATGAGCCCATGGGTCCAGGTTCCCAGGAAGAACAACCTTCTAAGGGATACACCTCTGTGGATGAGGAGAAGTCAGATCTTCTCAATAAATTGACTCGTCTGGAGAAGAAGGGCTTCACTGTGAATAAGAGACTGAACGCCTACTCCAACGTGGATGAGCTCAGGTCAGAGGTGAAGCGGATCACGTACAGTATTGATGTTGAGCAATCATTACGTTTCTCTAGGCGAATGCTCGTGGCATGTGTGACTGGTTTGGAGTTCCTTAATAAGAGGTACAACCCCTTTGAGGTTCAACTCGAGGGTTGGTCCGAGTCCATCATGGAGAATGTTGATGACTATGATGGTGTGTTCGAAGAGCTCTATGTAAAGTATCGCTCGAAGGTCAATGTTGCCCCAGAAGTCAAGCTCATCATGATGTTAGGTGGTTCGGCGATGATGTTCCACTTGACAAACAGTATGTTCAAGTCGGTTATGCCCAACATGAACGATGTGATGAAACAGAACCCCGATCTGGTGAAGAATATGATGGCTGCCGTGCAAAATACTACCAGGGCTCCTGGTGGCCCGGCAACAGATGCCCCCGTGGGTGGAACTGGTAACTATGAGATGCAGGGTCCAGGTATAGATATCTCAAGTCTCATGGGTGGTATCATGATGCCCCCTCCACCCCCAATGAACACCACTATGGGTGGGGGGCCCGAGAGAGTGTACTCGACGATGATGACATGTCCGATATCATGTCCATCTCAGGGGACTCCACTGGTGGTGAGGTCAAGGAGGTGAATGTGAGTGCTTCCAAACCCAAGCGAACCAGGCGAAAGAAGAAGACGGAAATTAATCTCTAATTACTATATAAATGATAGCGTATTGTCCGCTGGAGGAACTGGATCCTCCTGTCCGACAGCAGAAGTCTGTCGTGAAATCCAAGACCGAGGAGGTGAAGCCTCAGATCGGTCGTGAAGAAACTGAATTGAATTACGTCATCATGGCGTTCATTGTCGGCGTTGTTTTACTCGCCGTCTCTGATACCATCAGGGCATAAGTGTATGTATTATGTTTACCGTGGGGTATAGTCCCCCATAGTAAATTTAGTAATTGAAATCGTTTTTAAGAATTTCACTGTCCGTATCATCTGGGTCACCCAAAGCACCCGTGCGCACAGCTGTGAATGCACCACCCCGAGAAGACATGAGCTCTACTGAAATGTCATAGGAATATAGCGTACCAGATTCGATATCCTCTGTGTTCGGTACGAGTAGTACACCGGTTTTACCCGTAGTGACCGTAGGACTCCATGGATATGAATTTGTACCACCGAATAAATTTTTAGTACCAATTGCTATATCCACAGTAGATGTACTCCCATCATGCGTCCCCCCCTGAATTTCGAGTAGCATAGTACTCATGTTTTTATAATTACCAAAAGCAGTGTCAACTAACCTCGCAACAGCCACAATCTTTGCATAGAATGAACCTGTACCAAAAACAAGTTGAACATCACTGGATTGACCCACCCCACGTTGGAATGTGTAGGCGTATTTCTTACATGAGACTTGATTAGAAGTTGTGATGACACCACCACCAACCTCGAGTGCCGTATTCGCAGTTCGACCCCCTAAATCGATGGCAACTGCATTACCAAGATCGATGTTCCCACCGACGGTAAGATTATTATCAACTGTGAGGTTACTCGCAATCACAGTCTCCGTAGAACCTGGATTTATATACACATTCCCTAGGGTATCCGAGAGAATGTTTGATGTACCCCCAGTTGTTGTGAATTCGAGAATTGCGTTACTTGTGGGGTTCTGGATGCGAGCTATTCCATCATACACATGAAACTTAGTCATGGGGTTGACCGTACCAATACCAACATTACTCGTGTGTACAACATGGAGTCCATCGGCTTCAGAAAAATCATTCTCTGCACCGATTGTTATACCAGCGGTTGAGTGTGTAGAGTTTCTAAAACCTCTCACATAGCCACCATACCCAGCTGTAGTGTACAGAAGCATTCCCGTTTTTTTATTTGTACCGGGACTCTCAAGTCTGAACATGTCCAAATCCGTCGTTCTAGAATCGTAGAGATGTATGTTTGAACTGGGGGTAGCAGTACCTATACCGAGACGACCAGCCCCATCAAAACGAGCAAACTCAGTATCAACCCCATCTGTAATTTCATGCACAAATGTCATTGGGCGTGCAGTACCTTCATCGCCAATATTTCTATAGATATTCACTGAATCCTCACCAACGGGATTTGTTGTCTCAAACTCGATCCCTGAGAGTTTGAACTGACCACCAGCGGTAAATTCAATGTTACCCGCCACAACCAGTTTGTTCGCTTCATTGGATGGGACTGTATTGATCTTACCACCAATGATTACTGCACCCCCTGTTGTTATACGCAAAGGTATATCAACAGTTACATTAAGTTCAGTGAGTGGGAGTTCAGTAGCCAAATCAAATACGGCATCATTATACGTCTGAAATAGATGTTCTGCGGCAATGTGACGTATTCTCGTAGGACCTTCGTCACCAGACCCTTTATTACCCTTGTAGATGACAAGTTCGTTTTTAGCCTGATTGGCACCGTAACGCCTCTCTATGAATTGTGTGTTACCAAATTCACCCCCAGCGAGGCCACCGAATGTGAGGCTATTTCCGATGACGACGTTTCCACTCACTTCCAACTTTCCACGTGGTGCGTCTGTGCCAATACCGACATCGTTATTCGCTCCGTCAATGTAGAAGGCTGTTGTCGCAGAATCTGAAACTTCTATCGCGTTCTCGGTTATTCTAAAATCACCTTGTGCACCCGTGATACCCACTGCCCACCCACCGTTACCATTCACGTAGCTACTAAATGCGTTTCCGTGATCTAAATCCGTTTTAGCGGATATGATGGCGTCGCCGTTATCATGGTTATGCACCAACAAACCTGGACTTCCTACCCCTTCACATTTCACTTCTAAGAAGGCTTCAGGTTCCCCATGACCGATACCCACTTTACCGTCACTTCTAATCGTCATGATGTTGGTATCTACCGCGTAATCGTCGTTCGCTAGGTTTATATCGAGACGTGTCTTAGACCTATTGTCCGTCATGTCCCATTTCCCTAATTTGAAAGAAGCTCTCGCACCGTATTTAGAACCTGTACCTTCCTTGGTGAGTTGGAAGACGTTCGATGTCTGATTTACCACTGTAGTCTCGGCCGTGTTCGTCACGACGAGTGGAGTACTCAAGTGGTTATAATTGTTACGCCGCGTCACTTGTTGATTGATGAACGCAGAACCACCAGAGGTTTGGAAAAGGCTTTGGGGTTGTGTCGTCCCAATACCCACATTACTCGTTTCTAGGATTGTCATCTTTGGGGCACCCATCGTCGATGTCTGACTCGCGTAAAAGTTGAGACCCTTCCCAACCGCTACGATGTTTTCGATCTTGTTTTCACCCACATTGGGTTCCGAATACATACGCATACCCTTGGAGCCCCATGTATTACCATACACCACAGCCTTACTACCCGTGACATGAACGTTTCCAGAGATGGTGAGAGCCTCTGAGGGATTTGTGTTTGCGATACCAATCTTACCCGTCGAGGTGATACGTAACCGCTCAGTGTTCTTGGTCTTGAATCTTATATTTTGATTGGTAACGGAAGTACTCGCACCGAATATCTCGATGCTGCTCACATTCGATACCGTCGGTCCAGACTTGAGGACGAGTGCATTCGAAGTACTGTCACCACCGGAATGATCCGCGTGTACCGTGACATTCGAAGCGGAAAATAGACTCTGAGTTTGGAGATTTGTGGTCACAGTGTTACCTACGACCGTTAATACATTCCCAGATGTGAGATTGGCGAAAACTTTATCACCCACTGAAAAATCATCGATGGGTAAAAGATTTGACACACCAGATGGGAATGTTCCTACCGTGCGTAGCGCGTTCATTTGAACATTGGCCCCAAATACCACAGGTGTTAGGGAAGACCCATCAATTTGGAACAACTCATTTGTACTGACAATACCACCATTCCCCAAGTTTAACTGTTGTATAAAGACGTTGCCGGTAGCATGCATCACATTCGACCCTGTATCTTCAAAGAACACATTGGATCCCACACATAAAGTATGTGTAGGTAAGTTATTTGCAATGCCCACAACACCTTCTGTATAAAATTTACCATACACATGGACATTCACAGTATTTGAATCCATGGCGATAGTTTGCTGTCCGGGTCCACCCACTGTATAGGCACTTTCGAACGTTCTCGAAAAAAAGAATTCTGTATTCGCCGTAGAATATCCAAAAACTAAATTCGCTTCCACACCAGGGTGATCAGTCATGAAAAGACCGTTATCATACGCACCACCCGGAAATCCATCAGCCATTTGAATGACCGCATTGGACACGATCAGGTTGTTCGCGGCTAAATAGGTTAAATAATCGGTGATGAATACATTACCATCCACCCTCACATCCCCAACTATATTAAGGTTACTGGATTCGAGTGCGACATTTCCATTTTGAAATACTACGATATCACTGCTCGTATATACATCTGGACCCACTACGAGTGTTTGACCCACTGTGATATTAGTCGAGAACGTGTTACCAGTTACTTTCAAGACATTGGAACCAGCGCTATCAACAAAAAAATTATTATTCACGGTTCTAAGAATATTGGATGTAGTTACATTTGTGGATAATACATTACCAGTCACTTGTACAATATTTGGTCTTTGACGATCAATGATAACATCAGATACACCAACTTGAAAATCGTGACTTGGGGTGATAACATCTATACCCATTTGTTTCACACTCATTTGAAAAACATTGGTGAAAGCTGTTAGATTCATATTACCCGTGGCAGTCAATGAACCTGACAGATTGAGATTCGATACTGTGATCTCGTCGGCTGTGATCTCACCAGCTTGGATACTCGCGACACCTGAAATAACATCTTGTTCTCTGGGTGCGGCATCTAAACTACTGACATAAATCTGGCCGGCTGTCACGAGAATGCCATTCGCCTGTGTCGCCATATACATTAATTACCGAATAAAATTCCAGCTAAACCATCCTTGATCCTGAGTACATTATAGTTTACGGCATACACATACACATATGGTCGGTTAACCGCCTCTACACCCCGGAGTATAATCTTCGCATTATCGAGTCGACTGAAATTACAGCTGCCCGATGGGTTATATTCCGATGCGTTCATACAGAAATGATACGCGAAGTACCTCGTGAACGTAGGTGAATGTGATGGCATATTGTAATACGTTCTACCATATGTAGATTTGTAATAATTTTGAACTGTGTGGAAATAGACCGGACTCATATTTTCGAGGAGCGATGTCCCATTGATGTACATGTCTGCGTTTATGAACGAAAAACGATCTGCTGCAGGATTGGTTTGGGATGTCCCAAAACCGAAAAAGAGTGACTTTACTGGGTGATTGAAGAGAGAGATATCGAGGGTATTGTATCCACCAGTGTCGGTCGTGTTGTCTATTATACTGTTCAAAGGGAATTCTGCACGTTGTGTCTGTGTAATGACAAAGTCCAACGAACGTTTCACTAGTGCCTCACGCTCCTCTGTGTCAAGGTAAATGTAGTTGCCATACATGTTCGCCTTCTTTTCGGCCGCTGGAATGATTCCGAGAGTAGTTTGATCGAAATTAATTCGTATTTCGACTTGATGATTTTGAAGTGCGACTAGAGGTAAGAAGGCTTTGTGATCACAGAAGAAAAAGTGAAGGGGGACGAAGAATTTATTGGAAAGTGAAGCCTTGTTATTGAGTTCTTGTGACTTATTGTACGTATCCGCCAGGTAATTCGGCCATATTTCACTGTAATAATCGAAATGTTGGGAATCAATTTTTGACCACCTATGAAAAGATCGATCGTCGAATTGTAAAAGAGGTTCGAGGCGATGTTGTGGACACTATTACTGTCAGCCTCGAACCACAATCCATTAATGACATCTCCGAGGACGGGAATAATAATAGACGTATCCTTATCAGAAATAGTCTTTATATACTTCGGAGCTTGTGAAAAGTTTGTGTGCCGAGCAAACTTCGTTCGGAAAAAGGAATGTCCCTCATCGCTCATGAGGTATACATCTTGAACACCCTTGGACACGAGTTGTATTAATGCACCAGACATTTAATAGATGTTCAGATTATAAAAACAAACACTTTCCCTGGGGGAAGTCGCTCTTCGTTTCCTCTACGACCTTTCCGTGAATGTTGAATCCACCTTGGCGGTACACCTTCATTCGTTTGTAATACATAGACGTGAAGATTGACCATGGGTCGTGCACATCATAGATATGAGGCGAATTCTTCTTCCCCTTTGTTTCTCTCATGATTCTTCCAATACTTTGAGTGATGTCCGACTTGGGACTGGCCAGAATGACCGTATCGAGTGTTGGAATATCCAGACCCTCGTGGGCTTGACTGAACGTCGCGAAGATGATTTTCTTCTTAGAGGATTCCTGGAGTGCCACCTCCTTCATACCACCCATGTAGAGTCCAGATGTTTTGGGGAAACATTGGTGAAGAAATTCACAGTGGTGTCTTCGGTCAGTCAAGACGAGGAGTTGTCTCGTCCCCGCGGAAGCCTTCTTCACGAGTTCCACCAACATCTTGTTTCTCTGACGGTCCTCGACAATCTGGGTGATCATGTTGGGCATAGAAATCTTCCCGTTTCGCATGGAGGGTGGTGGGTTCATGTAACTGGCTGAATCGAACGTTATCGGAAACACCTCAACTTGTTCTTGATTTTTTCTCTCGACCGCGAAGAATGTGGGACCCATGAACCAATGAAGGACTTTGGTGAGTCCATCTTTTCGTTCTGGAGTTGCAGAGAGTCCGAAGATATGCTTAGGACACAGCTTGAAGAGACTCTGACTGAACACCTTCGCACAAATATGGTGTGCCTCATCTACGATGAGTGTTCCCACAGTATCAAAATCCGAGAAACTATATTCCTTGAGGGAAAGGGACTGAAGCATCGCGATGACAAAGTCACAGTCCATCTCCTTTTGTTTTGCTGGACAACACCGATCGTGGCACCCGGACAAAACTGTTGGATGCGCTCACGCCACTGGTCTGCGAGGAACTGTTTGTGGACGACAATCATCGTTCGGTACCCCAATTTACACGCTATGGCCAAGGATACCGTCGTCTTGCCGTAGCCGCATGGTAAAGAAAGGACACCATGGCCTGCTTGAATTGCTGCTGCGAGTGCCTCGTTCTGGTGGGTGGCGTCTCGGAGTTGGCCGACGAACTTGGTCCGGATTCTAACAGGTTCGGGTCGTTTGTCTTCTCGGGGTTCTCCAAGTTTAGAAGTTCCATAGAATCTTGGAACGCACACTCCATTCTTAGTTGGTCTGAAAACTTTGAAAGGTGGTGGAGGAAACCCATAATCCCCGTTGACTACTGGTCTTACTGTGAGTTCCTTTTTAATTTCTTGAATTGGACCTTCGGTTACTATGTATCCGGTTCTGGTAAGCATACTTATTTAAAGAGGATAAACTTTAAATGAGTAGAATATGCCTATCATAGACGTTGAAGAGAATATTAATAATCTTCGTCTACACATCGAGCAGCTGACCCAGGAAGTGTTTAGACAACAGGGTATGCTCCAGACCTTCGAGGGATTCAAGAAGGGTGGTCTCACCCAAATTGAACTCCCCAATGACCCCAATCAGTCCACGACTGAACAACTCGATAGTATCCAAGAAAATCCTGAGTAATCTCCTGTATTCCAAATACCTTTGAATTCCACTTCGATTTCAACTTCATCATCCCGTATAAGAGACTGTAGCGGACGCCCCGTAACTTTACACATCACTCTCCTATACCGGAACGGGACCTTCACTTTTAGAACCCGACCATCGAGTGGGTCACTCACACTCGTATTCGTGAGGAGGTGTATCCTATTCGCATGCATTCGCTCTATCATTTCTGACACTTTTTGGGGAACCGTGAAACGGATGTACTTTTTTTCGTTGTGCTCGTACATGGGTTCGTATACTTTGGTGACGAACTTCATTGGTACCTATTACGATAAATTAGAATTAAAACTATAAGTACCACAATTGTGAGTACCACAACCTGTGACAGAAGAATAGGTTGAAGAGGTTCTCGCGTCCCAAATTGTTGGTGACTGAGGGCTCTAGACACTTCCACAGCCGCCTCGATACTCGAATAGGGTGTCTTTCTAGGGGACATCATACCACACATGGCCACCTTGGAACATTTCCCGAAAAATGGGAGTTGTCCGTGGAGACTGAGAACCCCCGAGGACTGTGTGAATTCCCATTTTTTACCTTCCAATGCGCACCCCACCCGATACGCATATCCCGAGGTTCTGGGAGCTTGAGTTGATTCAGTACCTCTGCTTTCAATCCAGCTGGGTCGTATCGCAAGACATCATCGGAGAGATCACATATGACACACGAAACCGTTTTACCATCTGAGAGAACTTTCGGTTGAAGATTCCATCTCGTTTTTGTAGCAATCTCGAGATCTGTTTCAATCGTAATAGGATCTTCATAATCTAAGAGAACGTTTATAGCTCCGTAAGTACTTTCCCTCAATTTCTTGTCAGCGTCAGGTCCCCAATTATCTGCGAGTAGTTTCAAGGCTGGACTGTTATCGAGACATAAAAAGAGCATACCATCTTGTATACGCTTCCCACCCGAAAACTTGGCGATGTAACTATTTTCACCGTACGAAACACTTTCCAACTCGGTGTTAAACACAAAATTTCCACCCGCTTCCATGACTGCGTTTTCCATCGCATCACACATGACTTTACCTGAAACGCGTTGCGTGTAGGTCTTGGAGAGACCGACGTGATCTATGTTGTGAACGAATTCATAGGCTGACATGACATTCCAAGTCACACCATCCATGATGAGTGGGAGGTGTTCGATGACAGCTTGGCCACTTTCACTCAAGGTTCCCACAGCCTCCTTCAATGAAATGGACTTGTATTTTGTAGATTGTGAGAGTACTTTTGAAAATAAAGCAATGAGAGTTCCATAATCTTTGACACTGAGAGAACGTAGGGCGAACCATACATGGTCTCCATCTGCCGGTTGAAATATGGTATCCCACGAGATACCCATCTCTTTGAAGAGTGACTGTGTATTGATATACGCGCGATCGAACACGATCCGGTGTGCATGAAGATCTCTGACTTCTTCACTCGGTTCCCACCACGAACCACCCGCTGACATTTTTCGATCGTATATCGTGACCTGGTGTTCTCCTGACTTGAGTAATTCCCACGCGAGAGACATCCCAGTGGGTCCAGCTCCGACGATATGAACCTTCATTCTACTTTTAAGGGATATATAATTTCTCGTGCATCAACGTATAAAGTGAGGTGACATATATTATATGAAACCAGTTTTTTTACGCTCCTCGGGGGTTCTTTAATGCGTATATGATCATCAAGAAGATTCAAACTTTTTATTTAACCATGCCCGTCAAAAGGTGATTCGTCAAATGAAAGAAACAGGTAAGTTGCCTAAACGTTCTACTTTGGAAAAGTATACTATTCAATTAGGTTAAAAATAACTTTCTCAGTCTATATAAGAATGCCTCACAAGGATCCCGAAGTGAAGAAGGCTTATCAGAAAAAGTATGAAGAACAAAATAAGGAAATCATTAAACAAAAGCAAAGAGAATATTACGAGAAGAATAAAGAAGCTAGACGTGTATATGGACGTGAATATGCGCGCACTAAAGCAACTATTTTGAAAGAGGTTCTCGGTGACACTAAAATCGTGGTTAAGCTTCCAGAGCCTTCTTCAACTCCTCGATGTCCCGATAGTACCTCTTGAGGTCCTTCATGAACCTCTTATTCTTCTCGAGGACTTCACACTCTACTTTATTGAGGTATATCCAAGCGAGGTTTGACTTTGAGTACTTTGTCATTTTTTGATTTTCGTTTGGTTTCCGGGCCACTAACTTTGTCACCTTCTTTTTTTAGTGACGACCTCAGTCCTATTCACGAAGGAGAGAGCCTGCATCACGGTATCTGCGAGGTCATCCTTCTTCTTGGACTTTACGAAGGTATCTACCCAGTGTGCGTTCGTCTGGGAGCTACGGATGAAGGCTTCACACCGCTCTATGGAGGCTTTCTTCCTCTTGTTGTATTGTGCCTTCCCGGGACCGGCGATATCTGGAATCTTATTCGAGGCGTGATAAATGATGGTCTCCGCCTTTGGACACTTAATGATAAAGTAGGCATGTAAAAAGTGCATGACGGAAACCATTTTCTTATTAAAGGATGGTTGTTCTTCTATGAGAATGGTCTTAGCGGTGAGTACCCAAGGTCTCGCATCTAAGTGATCCCTTAAAGACATGTACACACCGTCGGCGTGTTGGGGAGGGATCCCATCGACATCCCATTCACGGATGAGGTCTTGATCGAGAAGACACAACGCTAAATTCCTTATACCAACGTCTATTGAGAGTATCATTGGTATAAAGAATGAAAATATCTTTAAGTTTACTTTAATACGACCATCATGATGATGAGCATGCAACAGCAGAGGGAACACGCACTCGATGATGCGTACATAGTGGTAGAGTCTATACCCAAATCACCGAATATGTCTCCGAATATAGATTTGAAGAGATCTGTCGCCCCTTCGGCGGCATCCCCACCCGCACCTTTCAGGAAATTGGTACCTGGGGCATCGTAATCGTGAATGTCTTCACACTTTTCACCACAATATTTACCACAATCTTCAATTTGTGCGGTACACATGGGTTGCTCACCGACGTCGTCCAACTCCTTGTATACTAATTCAGTACTTTTCAAGTCACCGTACGCATGATCGTCCCAATTATCAGGGAGACACACTTTCATACAATCCTTGACATCCTCCTTCGCCCCCGCGTACATTCGATCGAGGTAAATGAGACCACCGGCGGCGACACCACCCGCGAGTAACGTGTTCGCATTCTTCGCCAGAAAACTAGACTTTTTGGCACCAGCTCCGGCTGCTCCGGCGAGATCATCAGCTCCACGGCCTAGACCCGCGAGGTCATCAGCTCCTCGAGCACCGATGCCTGTGAAGTCGCCAGCTCCACGGGCACCGACGCCCGCGAGGTCACCGAGTCCCCTGGAAGCCGCAGCACCAGCTCCGGCCGCAGCACTACCTGCTCTCGCAGCCGCAGAACCTACTCCAGCCGCGGCACCACCTGCTCTCGCAATTGATGCCATTATTAATTTATATATTCTTAGATTTTAATTATGGTGGGTTACATAATAAACCATCATCACTCTCGCCTGGCTTACAGTCTTTGTAGCAAATTCCGACTATACTCGAAGACCCCTCGGGACATTCCCACCGATCACCGAGACCCTTCTTGATACCACCCGCTCCCTCGGGCTGGCACCAATCGAGAACACCGTTATATTTATACTGTCCTTGGTCTCCCTTATTTGAGCATTTTGGATAACACAGGAGTCCTTCCTTTTCTTTATCGGATGGGCACGTACTTAATGGTTTAGGATCACCAGCTCTCGAGTACCGCCCTCTCGTTTTATTACAGAATGCAGAACCCACCGCACCCGATCTAAAATCAAAATCGGGCAGACACTCCTCATTACATGTCGTTCCGCGGTATTTAAATCCAGAGCGGCAACCTTTTAATTTAAATTTTTCCAATCCCAATCGGGAATGTACGAGTGAATCCATTGGGTACAATGGAATCCAGAATTTTCCGACCCCTCTGGACAAGATCCTTCACAATCAAGAGCACTCGAGTTGTACCCATCGCGACAATTGGAGTAGCACAACTGACCCTTCTTTTCTTGACCATCTTTACATCCCATAGGACTTCCCGGACCTCTATATACTGGGTCGAGCCAACAGTTTATCCCATCATCACGCATACCTGGTGGGCAGGCACCCACGGTGGCGGGACCCTCGGATTTCTTAGCGTATGAAGGAGGGGATGTGAAAGCTCTAATAAATCCTCGTGTGACCACCTCACCAAAAATCATTTCGGCGACACCCTGACCAGGTCTTGTTTTACAATCATTATTTTTAAATTCTAGACCGTACCGACTACAGTATTCTCGTGTAAAATTACACACACCAGTCTCATATTCGAACTTAACACCCAAATCCCTTGGATTGATGGTGGGTGAGGTTGATTTAACTTTTCTCGACTTTTCACAATAGGATACGAGACTCCCATAGAAACAACCGAGTGCTGTTTTTACGGGAAGTTTTTTAGGAACCATGACGGGATTATTGGATGGACCGGACTCATACACGTAATAGGTATCGGTGTAGAGAGCCGCCCAAGGATCTTCACCAGCTGGGGGAGGATCTGGTTGTTTGAAGAGATCATTGTTCGCGAACCAAGTTGCTTTACTATTATCATTCCATTCTTGGACACCACGCAGAGATAATGTCACGGCGACACGATCGGGTGTGCTCAAACCTTCGTAGAGTTCTATCATGTAGCTCTTGGGACCCAAGAGTTCTTGGAGTTTGTTGAAGATATGTTTATCACGTTCCACATGGAAACGTCTTGGGAGTTGGAATAAAAAATCCGAAAGTACCTGGGGCATTTCAACATCTGGCTCTTCTTCCGACGCTTCTATAAAATCGGCAGCCGCGTTCAGAAGTACATCATCTTTGAGCACTTCTTCTAACATGTGAGTTGCTTCTACTTGTGACAACGCGTACTTCATCGAAGCATCAAATTCTTCGGGGTAGGCAACGGCTAATGGGAAAAGTATTGGATACTCGATTCCTTCGATTTCCAGAGCTTTCGCGGTTTCGTAATCTATTATGCGTTTGAGCATGTCTAGTGTACCATTAGTTGTTTGTGAATCGTATCCACCCGAATCGGTCATATCCAATGCTATGGATATCGCATCAAATATTAACATGGCTACCGCAACTGCTAAACCAATAGGACCACCGGCTGCGGCCATCGCATATTTACCCGCAGCAGCAGCAGCCTTCGCACCCGCAGCGGCAGCCCTCACCGCCGCGGCCGCCGCTCTCGCAGTAGCAGTAGCGGCCTTCGCAGCTTTCAGAGCCGCGGCGCCACCCTTCAGACCTGCAGCAGTAGTCCTCGCCGCCGCAGCACCAACCTTAGCACCCGCTGCACCAGCCTTCACACCCGCTGTACCAGAAGCTCGTGTGATACTGGCCACCAATAACATTTCAAGGAGTGTACCACCACCAATCCCGATCGCGAGTTCTTTCACCAACTGCACTTTCGCCGCATTTGGATTTGGTGGGGCACTCGCGTCTGGATAACAACACCCACCCTCTAAAGTATAGTTTGGACTACATTGTCCACCTCTGAGTGGATCCACCATACAACTTTTCGCAGCTTCCTCTTGTACAGACTTTTCCAATTCTGCTTCTAATACATCTGTGTCATGACCAGCCCCTGCACCTACTGCGCGAATCATTGATTTACTTTCTTGAAGGGATGTTTCATTCACCTTCGCACGTTGCTGTCCACCACCACCACCACCACCACCGCCTTTTCTGTTTCTGTTGTTTATATATGACCCAAAACAAAATGATGATCATCATGAGAATGAAAAACATACCAAATAAGAGTAGTATCCCCGCACCTCCACCACTTCTTTGGGGTGCCATAACTATGATCGGCTGTCCTCCTGACATATACTATTTAAAGAGAAAATAATCAACATATTTATGTGGTGTTGGTGGTGCTGTCACGATTTCGATACGACACCTTTAAGTATGCCGTTTAAATACGACGATAGACGGAACAAATTTTTTACATCCGGTCATTTTTGTTCTTGGAGTTGTATGAAAACATACGCTGTAGAAAAATACGGTTTAACCAAAGGGGGTATCGTATGTGGGAACATAGTGATGATGCGTAAAAAGATGTTCAATCAGATTGGACCCGTGAAACCCGCGCCGAATAGATTTAGGTTACAAGAGTTTGGGGGGGATCTCACGATCGAGACGTTTCGGGAAAATCATACGCTCGACAGAGATGTCCCGAAAGAGGTCATCAGTGAGCCGTACGTGGACAATAGGATACCCTTTGTTTCAAACACGAAGAGGATGGATGAAATAAAGAATGCGACTACTGGGAACACTGCGCTAAAACTAAAGCGAACGAAACCACTCCAGCGAAGTCATAACAACTTGGAGTCAGCGTTGGGGCTGGTCATTACAACCAAACCCTAAATTCCGCTTCTGTTTAGCTGTGGGTAATGATCTGGGTACACACTTTGATTTCTTACTGTGTACCCACCCCTCGCCATCGTGTGCGGCCCAACATATGTCGAACTTCTCCATGACTTTTCTACACAAAACACACGGTAAAGATATAGCATCTCCATAGATCGTTTTACGTTCTATGATGAGTTCTCCGTGTTTTCTGTGTAACCATTCTGTAAATTGATGGGGTTTGTACCCCTTTTGTAAACACGTCCTATACAACTGTCGTATGAGTTGTCGCTCGGCGCACATGTGGTTATTGCTTATGGTGACAGGTCCCCGAGACATATAACTTGTCACTGTGCAGTATTTCATGGGTGGCAATTGAGGCACAAACTTCCATCGTATACAAAGTCACACTTTGTACACTCACTTAGGATGTTAATCTTCCTTTTTGGGGTGAGTCCCTTTGCGAATCGTTCGAGTTCCTTGACTGTATAGATTCCATAACGAACCATAACCTCTAGTGATGGAAATCGCATGCTACATTACTTACTCTGTAAAACCTTAAGCGAAACAAGGGAGACACATTTTCTTTGCTTTGAGCATCATGGCGAAACTATCGACCATGGGGGGTACGAGGGCCTTGAGAACAACCTCAAACTCGGAGTCCTTCTCGCCGTCATCGATCTGTTCGATGAGGTGGTTCAGTACGCCGATGACCAACTTCTTCTTTTGGTGACCTGGGAGTTTCTTGAACTTTTGAGATTCCATCACGAGACGTACCAGGATCGGGGGGATATCTTCCTTTGTGAGACCATCATCGATGTACTCTACTTTGAGTTCTTCGATAGTCTTCATGAGACTTTGGGCATCGATCTTTCCGTTAAATTTTTGTAAGAGTACTTCCATTTATAATATATATGAATATAAATGGACGAGATTATCTCTAGTGTCGCGATGGGCCTGGGTCTTTTCCAGATGTACGATCAGGTAAAAAACGTAGAAGACATTGACATAAACACAAAAAATGCGATACTTCTTGGTTTAGTCACGAGTTGTCTCTGGTTTGTGTATCAGTACCGAAAATATGGTCTCAACATGGCAACACTTTACACCTCAGTGAGTATCATCATCCAATTATACGTACTGAACAAGATCTTGCTTAAGGAGAAGAAACGTGAGTAATGAGTTCCACTCTCACTTGCGCGTCGCAACGCGTCTACGACCCGCACCTCTGCTGAACCTAACCCTAAGGTTCGTTTCACCGAGGTGCTCAATGGTCGTTCGGCGATGCGAGGGGTGCTTTGGGGGTCTATGAACTAGACGATGTCTGGAGAAAACCTGATTCAACAGGTTGAAGACCCTGTGTATGCGATCGCTGCGACGGGTGTTGTCACCACACTGGCGCTCGCGTCTCTCATCACGGCGGAGAGTTTCGCAACGGAGGAATTCGCAGTCTTCACCCCCGACGCTGAGCTCAAGAATGGGATGCTCGGGTTCGCCACTTTGTTGGGGTTGAGTGCCATGTGAGTTAAAAATTCAATCATCTTCACCTTTTCTTCCAATGAAAATGTCCCTGTCCTACGCATCACGTACGACAAGAACATGAGAAGCATATAGACATTCACAGCTATGGGCTTCATACTTAAAGATATCTTTATTTTAATATGTATGAATATTCTCGTATTAGGGTCAGAAGGTGTAATAGGGACTGCAGTATGTAAAGTCCTGGAGGACCACGGTCATTGTGTCGTGCGTTGGGATATCAAATTGAGGAGCGAACATGACATGAGTAATTCTCTCAATGTGTATAGATTAAAGTCTGCTATAGATGCGAGTGACTTTGTATTCTTCCTTGCGTACGATGTCGGTGGTGCGAAGTACATATGGGATGTTGATTTAGATTTCATTAATCGAAATAACATGATCATGATAAACACGTTCAATCTTCTCGCGAACAAGAAGTTTATATTCGCTTCGAGTACGATGTTCAATATGGATAATGTGTACGGAACCCTAAAATATATAGGTGAACATTACACCCGAAAATTGGGTGGTTTGTCTGCGCGATTTTGGAATGTATACGGACCTGAGACTGTTTCTGAAAAATCACATGTCATCACAGATATGATCCACAAGTACAAAATGAATGGGTACATAGACTTGATGACAGATGGGGAAGAGGAGAGACAATTTTTACACACGAGTGACTGCGCGAAGTGTCTCAATAATGTTATGGAGAGGTACGAGGAGATTTTAAAAGAAACGGATTCGGTGGACATAACGAGCTTCGAGTCTATCAAGATCAAAGATGTCGCGCGATACATATGTGAGGATGTACGTCCAAGTGAAAAGAAAAGGAACACGCACACCAAGTTCAACGAACCGAGGGACTTTATTTTACGATATTGGAAACCAGAGATGAGTCTGAAGGAGGGAATAGCATCTCTTCTATAACATCGGTGAGGGTATATTTCCTTGACCACCCAATAGATTCCATCTTGGATGGGTTACCCACGAGTATCTCCGAGTCGTTCGGTCTATAAAACTCTTCGGACACTTTCACCATCATTTTACCGTCTATATGACCCTCACCACCCGACCAGACGATTTTCTTACCCATCTTGTGTACGGTGATATCTATGAATTCTCGTACAGAATGTGTTTTACCCGTGGCGATCACATAATCCCCTGGGTGTTCTTGTTGTAGCGTAAGCCACATCGCCTCTACGTAGTCCTTCGCGTGACCCCAATCTCGACGAGCCTCTAAGTTTCCGAGGGTAAAGGGCTCTCCCGACTGTAAACCCTTTATGATTTTCTGGGTCACGTAGATGTCAGATCTTCTTGGTGATTCATGATTATAGAGGATACCTGAGCACACGTATAATCCATGATTTCTTCTATAGTGATCCACAAAATTATCTGCAGTTATCTTTGAAATTCCATAAATGTTTCGGGCTAGACGTGATGTATGTTCACTCTGTGGGGTTTCCCAATGATTTGCGAAAATTTCCGAACTCGAAGCTTGGAAAATCTTACACTTGGTTCCCAACTGTTTCACAGATTCTAGGATATTCAAGAGACCCATCGTATTCAACTCGAATGTCATCCTGTCATGTGTGCCTACATGACTTTGTGCTGCGAGATTGTAAATTTCAATTTCAACTTCACCTTGTGCCGAAATACACGCGTGAACATTCGAATAGTTTAAAATGTCATCTTCGCGTGTGAAACATTTGATAGAGTATCCCTTATTCTTTAGGAATTCCTGTAAATAAATCCATCTTGACCATTCGCCCCAGTTATGATGGCTACTTTCATTTAAAGAAAAAGTCTTTATTCTTTAAATGCTTGTCGAGATTTCGAAGGGAGAACTTATCGATAAGATTACGATTCTCGAGATAAAGGCTGAAAAGATGACCGATCCCGAAAAACTCAAAAAATGTGTGTCACGAATTGGAAACGATCAGAAAGTTAGAATTTCCGACACCTATAAAAGAAAGGTTGATGGATGTCAATCGTCAATTGTGGGACGTCGAGGATGATCTCAGGGATCTGGAAAAGCTTAGAAAGTTTGACAGTGAGTTTATAGAAAAGGCTAGAAGTGTCTATAAACTCAACGATGAACGTTCTAGATTGAAAAGAATTATTAATGTAGATGAAGGTTCGGATATCGTTGAAGAAAAAAGTCATTAAACGAATGTCCAGAGATCGTCACTGAATACAGTTTTGACTGATCGGGGTACGTAGTACGTGTGCGCGATATCTATATGGAAAAAGTTCTTTTGTGGATTTCCAAGTCTCATGAGTTCTATCATCCAACTGTAGGAACTATTCATTCCATGAAATTCTTGAGCCTTGTCGATGAGTGTGACATAGTCAAAAATATTCGGTGTAGATTCAATTGTTGGTCTACATACAGGTAACTCATTTTTTACATCAATTCCTTGACCCCTTTCAGCATCATCGTGAATGAAAATGTAATTTTCATATTCAGGTTTAAGTTCTCTAGATTCATCTCGGACGACCTTAAACTTTGAGTACATATAACTAGGATTCACACCTGCTTGGATATACACACCATGTGCCCAATTTGTCATCAAACTTCCTTCTCCTTGTGTCATAAATTTCCAATTTTCATCTTGTAAGCCATATGTTGCGAGAGGAATGACATCACCTTTAACCTGTGACCATACTTCCTGTGGGTGTGTGGTATCCACGAGAATGATTTCAACTTTATCGGCAATATCACGATACATGAATTGGACACTTTCTGCATGTTTTCGTTGAGCAAAAATGACCACAGTATCCTTCTCTGCAAAATATCGAACCATACCATTCAACATAATCTGATCACCGAGACCTAGGTGATGTACAATAGTTTTGACCATTTTATTATGAACCTATTACATCTTTAATAACTTTAATAGTTTCTTCTTCACCAACTTCCCACCATTTTCCATAGAACACTTTGTGTAAGAATGGGGGAACATCTGTGAGATCAATGGGAACTTCACTAGATGGTAAAGGTATCATGGGAACATTGATAAAATTCTTGACATCCCTAAAAACACCACCATCATGACTGATTGTCGGTTTTCCAAAATACGCACCTTCTAAGTGCAAAAGACTCACACCTTCTCCTCGTGTGAGAGTTATACAGTAATCACATAGGTTGAAAAGAGATGCCAACTTTTCATTTGATAGGCGTTCAGTTATGATTTTAATATTTTTACTTTGTGTCAATCCATCACCCTTATTCGTTTTCACAATGAGAGTATGCCCAGTACCTTCACATACACGAGCAAATAATTTTGTGAGAGTGGTGACATTTTTTCGAACGTCATTGGTTCCATTGTATAAGAATATGAGACGATTGGGGTCTCGTTTCTTCTCAATCACTTTAGGTTTGCAGCGAATGAGATCTGATGACCAGTAATTCATTGATTCACATGGGATACCGCGTCGTTCTAGGATTTCTTTGAGATAATCAAATGGGACAATCACTTTGTCGAATGATTTCATACAGTTGATAATATAAGGGTGTACATCAGTTGTTTCAAACATTGTAAATAATTGTACTTTTCCATACTTCTGTCGTGCATCCCGAATAAAAGTTTCCCATTGATCATAAGTCTCGATGAGTTCTGAGAGGGTTCCTGTATCTTTTTCATCATCTTCTGTGAGTCCTAGATATTGCCCAAGAAAGAAACGACCATAGATCTTACCGAACATATTTAAAGATATTTGAGGTTATATCTTTAAACATGCACCTATCGTATGCCATATGTGTATGTACCGAAGCTCGTGAGTTAAATGACCTTCTCGCATTTTTAAAACGTGTCAAGGATAAAGAAGATGAAATCAATATTCTAGTAGATTCGAAGAAAGTGACTGATGATGTTCGCGACGTTTTAGAATCCTATGATGATATCGTCGTATCTGAACGGGAATTTTGTGGTAACTTTTCCGAACATCGTAATTATCACGCTTCTCTGTGCAAAGGTGACTATATCTTCGTCATCGATGCAGATGAAATTCCACAAGAAAATTTGATCAAAAACATAAAAAATATAATTCAAGAGTCAGGATCTGATCTTATATATGTACCCCGAATCAACATTTGTCCGGGATACACTGACAAGTGGCTCGAAAAATATAATTTCAAAGTAAATGATAATGGGTGGATTAACTGGCCAGATTTCCAAGGTCGAGTATACAAGAATAACGGTACTCTGAAGTGGAGTAAGGGTTTGCATGAAACCGTCACTGGTTCTGAGAAAACAATTGGACTTCAAAACAACCCAACCCTCGCGTTATGGCACATCAAGAGTATTCAAAAGCAAGAATTCCAAGATACGTTTTATAAGACATTAGTTTAAAGATTTATATTGTTTATGTTTTAGTATGCCCCATTTTAATGGTCAAGCGCTACAAGATAAATTTGTTCTAAGTATCTTGAAGAATAAGAAGAATGGTGTGTTCATGGATATGGGTGCCCACGAACCTATTCATATCAATAATACGTACATACTCGAGTATGAATTTGGGTGGAAGGGTGTACTGTTTGATTATTTTGAACATTTTAGAGAAGGGTATAAAAAATACCGCCCAAATAGTGTCCATATCATAAGTGATGCCACTACCCTAGATTACAAACGTGTGATGGATGAGACAGAAATGCCATCCAACATCGATTATCTTTCTCTTGACCTAGATGGTGATGCGACTATCAAAGCTTTACGAAAGCTCGATAGTGAGGTTATGGATCGTCATAAATTTGCTATAGTGACTTTTGAACATGATGTGTACGAGGGTGGTAATCACATAGCAGTTCGTGAGGAATCACGTGAAATTTTCAAGAAACGTGGGTATGTTTGTGTATTTGAAGATATTCATCATGAAAAGCCAGATATAGTTTATGAAGATTGGTATGTGCACCCAGACTTGGTAGATATGGAATATGTAAATGCACTAAAAGAACGAAATGTCCACAAGTATGGTAAAAATACAATCACTGGTAAGTCTCTCGATTGGAGGAGTATCAGTTATGAGAGTGATATCAAAATCACCTATTCTATTCAAGGTGAGGGAGATAGGTCAAAGCTTGTAGAATTTATAGAGAAGATGAAAGATCCCAATGATGACATTATGATTGAACCAAAACCTAATGAAGCTACCGGAGACTATATATTCCAACTAAATGCCAATGAGATGCCAACTGAAGATATGATTAAGAAGATCAAAATTGTCCTAATGGAGAAACAATGTGATGCGTTTTTTGTACCATGTATCAACATATATCCATGCATCACAGAGGAATATTTACACTTGAACAAAGATCTCAAAGTCAATGAAGTTGGTTGGATCAATTGGCCGGATTTTCAGGGACGAGTATATAAGAATGACGGGAAGGTTAAAATGATTGAGGGTACTCTAACTGGATATGAGAATGCATTCGGTTTCAAAGCCGAACCACACATGGCTTTAACATGTGTTAAAGAATGACATTGTTATATATTCATATGGATTCCTTACCCGAGCAATTCATAAAAGTGTGTAACAAACTTAGGAAATATATCATTCCTCATAAAACCAATCTAAAAAAGATACGAATTGGTAATGAATCTGATGGTGGATATGTTGTATGTGAGGGATTACCCGAATATGACGCACTGTATAGTTACGGTTCAGATGACCAAATAACTTTCGAAAAGGAATTTTATAAAATATACGGTAAAGATTCGTATGTGTATGACCACACAGTTGATGCTATCACAGATAAACCAGACTATTTACATTTTTTTAAAGAAGGTGTTTCTTACCAAAAAACACATGATATGGATACGATTGATAATCACATCGTTAAAAATGATCACATTGATTGTAAAAATTTATTCGCACAAATTGATATCGAAGGATCCGAATGGCATATATTAAATAGTAATTTTAGAATGATTAATAATTTTTCACAGGTTGTGATTGAATTTCATCTCCCAATTGATTTCGTACAGATTGTAAATATGGAAACTATTTTCGATTATGTATTCACGTTCATGAATGAAAGATTCATATGTACACATATACACGCAAATAATTCACCAGTTCAACCGTGGCTGGATACCAATTTTCCACGCATTTTTGAAGTTACGTATGTTCGGAAAGATCTCGTGACGAATGTCGAAGTTGAAGATAAACCATATCCAATTGAAGGATTGGATTTTACTTGTGCACCCGGTCGAGCGGATTTAAAACTTGATTACTGGATTAAAAAATAAATACTCTACATAAGTACGATGGAAGAGTTCAAAGACGCGTGCCTGGGTCTCGATCTCCGAAGCGATGAGATTGTGGCAGACATTCGAGAACTTCCTACGGATTATAAACTTGCTGAGTGATACGTCGAAATCGACCAGGAAATCTATGAAATGTTAGAGTGGTACGAGATGGAGGAACGATTAAAAAAGCTGACCGAGAGCTCTAACGTATGAGTAACGATGTACAGAGGCTCAAATTACGAGAGTTTTCTCGTGTCCAACACGGAGAGTTGTGTTCACGACCACATCAAAACCGGCATCTTTGAGGTTCTTACAGAACGCGACATCCTCGGAACACATATCGCGTAAGAGTTTCCCATCTTCAGCTTCAATCTCGATGAGAGGGTAGCTAAAGTATGGATACTTCAACTTTTCTAGGACTTCTTTGCGACACGCGAAGAAACCCATGCCGTTATACGCCACGGAAACGTATTTACCCTCCTTCTCGAGTTCTCCAACCTTCATGAATTGGAAGGACCCCGTCTTCTTGAAATAGTCCAGGTCCCAATCCTTGACACACGCGTAGTGGACCATGTCTTGCATTCGGTACAATCCTGAGACGACTGGGTAAGTCTTAGTATCTTCGATGAGTTCTATGATTTGTTCGGGTGTGAAGACGATATCAGAATCGATGGTGAGCCATACGTCATACTCGACTTCACCACCGAAGGGTTTCTGTTCCGAACCCCTCAACACATCTAGACCTAGAGTCTTCATTCATGAAAAGGGAACAAAACTAGAAAACTCGTTGGTGACGACGAAATCGTATCCCTTCTTCGTGAGGGTCATTAGGGTCTGTGACCAATTCATGAGGAACGTTCCGGAAAAGGAACGACCGGGAAGCGCGAGGACGACTCTCATTTTTTTAAAATACGCAACACTTCTTTAACCGCGGGGTGTCGTACGATATCCACATCCCCCATCTCTACGTGTACGATGTACTCGAGGTCTTGACACTGCATGTTATAGATGATATCCGCGAGACCGTTATCAGGTCCGAGATCCGATTGTTCCAAGTCACCCGTGACGATGAGTTTTGTACCTTCACCGACCCGGGTCAAGAGCATCTTCATTTGACTCGGTGTCGTGTTCTGCATCTCATCCGCGATGATGAGTGTGTTACTAAACGTTCGACCCCTCATGTACCCTAGAGGCTCGATGGTGACGTACCGTTCGATTTGATTATACGAAAAGTATTCAAACATCGGTTTGATCCACGGTTCCATCTTCTCGTTCATATCTCCCGGGAGGTACCCTATATCTTCATCTGCTGCGACGATGGGTCGGGTCAAGACAATCCTGGGACGTTGTTGTTTTTGTACGTGGTCGAGGGCAATCTGACACGCCAACATCGTTTTCCCCGATCCCGCTGGTCCTGTGCCAATCACGATGGGCTTGGGGGACCTGAGGGCGAGCATATATCTACATTGACCAGGGGTTTTGGGGAAGTTCATATATATACTATTTAAAGTTTTTTCCTTAATATAAGTAAATGGAGTTCCACTTTGTAAAATTAAACGTGAACGGAACCTACTTGAGTTTAGTGGACCCATCACAGAAGTCGAGGTTCATCTGTTTTTCCGACAAGGGAAAGGCTCGAGACTGTGTAGACTATGTAGCATCATTTAGATCGAGGCATGGGGTGTGGCCGTGCTTCGACATGTCCAAAGGGACACAGAAATTCGAAAGTAAGTCCAATGTAAAAATACGAACTCCCGAGCAGATAAAACGGTACATCGATATCGAGACCTACGATTTAGGTACGATCGATAGAATCGCGAGTCGGACGAATTCATCGTTCTATTGTATATTACACTTTGAGACGGAAGACCTTGGAAGTACCGAATCTATCTCGATGTCTGGTCAGGAGATGGATGCGGTCGTCGATGATAAGTCCTATAGAGACATTCTCGAATTTAGCTTAAAAATAAATTAAACTGTATTTCCCGCCCGAACCGCGGCATCTCGCGCAGCCTTTTCCACCTCTGATAGCACAGTCTCCGGTTCAGCCTCTGATATCGCGGGTGGCTCCCTCGCGGGTGGCTCACTCGGTGATGGCGCAGCCACGGATTCCCCACGACTGATCTTCATCTTATCAAATACAACTTTCGCGTTTTTTGATATTCACGATAATTTTAGTAGGTTTTTCAGCGTTTGCCATTTTCATAGCGATGAAAAGTCCTACGAAATACATACTTGATGGAAAATCGGTTGGTTTTATAACGTCTCCAACTTCGAAGCCTGGTCCCCCAGGTCCTCCACTCCACTTCTTTTTAGCTACTAGTTTTCCATCCTTAAATTCGAATATCTCGCCTGCTTCTCGTACAAGTCTGACATTTTCCATATCCCACTTGTCATTCCAAACATCGTCGGCGATCTTATTTAACATGGATTCACCATTTTTGTTAACTACATCAATCATGGTACCTTCATTGTCGTATTTTTCAATGTACCAACAGTCATGTCCACCTCCTGGACAACTGTTATATCCTCGACTATCCCCTAAAGTTAAGTCATATACATACGCAAATCCGTTATTCTCATTCTTATCATACGCGGAGCAATAATCCTCCATCTCTCCACTTTCTCTATAGCATCGATATAAGTCAGGCATTAGCATATATTTCTCCGTGTTAGACATAGTAGCACCTTCCCCTGTAATCACGAGTTCTCCTGGAGATCCCGTAGCTGGAGATCCCGTAGCTGGTTTAGCTTTTTTAACGTATTTGTCGTATGCGAAGTATCCAGTAATGGCTAATCCCACCATCATCATTATGATTATGACAAAAAGTACAATCAGGTTCATTTTTAATATACACTGAGAATATAACTTAAAAGTAAACTGACCTGTACCAATAATGTGTGGCATCCTATCCCTCTTCGGTGATGAAGTAGAAGTGCCCCTCTATCTCCTTTCTCACCGCGGTCCAGATGACTATAGGACTAAAACATTGGGTAAGTGTCGCATGGACTTTTACAGACTCGCCATCAATGATCTCACTGACGCTGGTATGCAGCCATTTGTAAAGGAAAACGAGATGCTCATTTGTAACGGCGAAATCTATAACCATCGCGATTTCCGTGATGGTACTGAGAAGAGTAACAGTGATTGCGAAGTTCTCCTTCCACTGATCAGAGACCACGGAATGATGAAGACCCTTGACCTCATCAATGGTGATTTCGCATTCGTGTGGACAGATGGGAAGCGGGTCATGGCTGCCCGTGACCCTGTTGGTGTGCGCCCCCTCTTTTATACCCGGTACTCTGAAAACTCAATCGCCTTTGCGAGTGAGATCAAGGCTTTGCTATTCCTGAATAGTAAAATTCATATCTTCCCACCTGGGCATATGTATGATTCATATATTGACGATTTTGTGTGCTATCACACCGGTTACTGGCGCGTGAACAAATACATCAAAACTGGGTTTAAGCGACAACTCAGAGAAACACTCGAACACGCGGTACACGACCGCATTGATAACACTGACAGGGAGATAGGGTTTCTCCTCTCGGGTGGTTTGGATAGTAGTCTCATCGCTTCCATAGCCACAAGAAAACTGGGAAAGATACGAACATTCTCCATCGGACTCGAGGGGAGTCCAGACTTGGAAGCTGCGAGGATTATGGCGAAGTATCTAGATACCGACCACACAGAGGTTAAGTTTACACCAGAGGAAGGTATCGCACACATCAATGATGTGATCCATTCCCTGGAGTCGTACGACACGACGACTGTCCGGGCGAGTACTCCTATGTGGCTTCTTTGTAAGTACATCAAACAGAACACCCCATGTCGCTACATTTTCTCAGGTGAGGGGAGTGACGAGATTTTGGGTGGGTACCTGTATTTCCATAACGCACCGAATGTGGATGAATTCGCATGTGAAAACATGAGGCGTCTGAGACTCATTCATCAATTCGATGGGTTGCGGGCGGATAGATGTGCGGGTGCGCATGGTCTGGACCTCATCGTTCCATTTCTCGATAAGAACTTTATTGAAACCTGTATGACGATAAACCAGAAACATAAAATCGATACGATCGAGAAACGAGTGCTTCGCGAGGCGTTTCAGGGATACCTTCCCGATACGATTCTGTGGAGACAGAAGGATGGTATGAGTGATGCGGTTGGGACGAATTGGGTGGATGAGATTAAAAAGTATGCCGAAGATGAAGTGGATGACATACTTTTTAGGGAAACACGGGCGAAAACGCGTGGTCACAATACACCGTTGACCAAAGAGGAGGCTATGTACAGAAACATTTTCTGGAAAATGTATGGCAAGGATAACGATCACCTCATCACAGAAATCTGGAGACCTAAATGGACAAACGTGACTGATCCGAGTGCGCGGTTACTTATAGAAAAGAATCGTAAGTAACGTAAATGGCAAACTTTGTCAAGAATTTCGATTGTAAAAATGAAGAGCATGCCATGTGGTTGAAGAAGATCGGTGGTGTCATGGCGAAGTCTATAGGTGGTGATCGCCTGAACCTACTCATTCCAGTGAATGACAACCCATTACCTGGGAAACCCAATATCGATAACCCCTTGGATTTTGCGTATGTACATTTTCAGCTCTGCATGAAGTATGCGAACGCTGTTCTAAATGGGGAGGCGTTTGTGCCGCCCAAGAAATGAGTGGTACTCTTGGAGCGTGAAGTCTTGTGGTTCCGAATGTGCGTCCATTCTCACCAGTAAAATTTTTCCGTTAGTGTCTTCCATGTCAAATGGGTGTGGTAAAGTGTTCTCGTTCTTCACTTTAGCAACTTCAGATTTCAGGATGACGACATCTATATCAGGCCATTGTCCGATAAATGTCTGCGGTCCCTCTAAAATTTTGAAAATTTCATTCTTATGGGGTGTAATGTCCAGATCTATCTCTATTATGTCTCCTACTTTCTCACGAATGAGTATTGCTTTGTTCATCTTGAAGTCTGCTCACAAAAAAATATCCATAAATTGTAAATGAACAACAGGTACTTACTCGCTTTGGCTGTACTGATCGTCGCCGTGTGGATGGTGTACCGCGCCGAGAGATACCAAGCCGGTCGTACTGATTATAGGTACGGTTTCGTGGATACGAACCCAGCCCGTCGTGTGTCTGATGCCTTCGACAGTCCCAACATTTCCAATCCTTATGAGGGACTTCCTTTGCCCTAAGTGATTAAAGATTTCATGTGAATACAGCTTAAGAATGGAGAATGATACTCGTCACTTTGTCATTAAACGGTTGGCCACACTTCTCGAGATTCCAGAAGAGAGTACTATATGTATCAATATCGAGAAATGTATACTGAATCACGCAGCTGATCGCGCGAGGCAGATGGGTGCGGCGGCCGCTTGGGATAATCATAAGTATAGTAACATTTATAAACACAAATTTTTGTCACTTCAGAAAAGTATAAAAGAGAATCCATCTTTGAAGGAAAAGATTATTGAAAAGAAATTGAAAACGAAAGACCTCATCGAAATGCGACCCGAACAGTTATGTCCGGATGGATTATACGCCCAAGAGATTGAGGTTAAAATTCATAAGGATTTAAGAAAGGAGTACCTCAAACGTGAGATCAAAAACCAAGAGGGGTTTTTCAAATGTGGGCGTTGCAAGTCTACGAAGACAACCTATTACCAAATGCAGACGAGATCAGCGGATGAACCGATGACTGTATTCGTGAGCTGTCTCAATTGTGATAGGAATTGGAAGTGTTAATGGCGTAAGGCGACCCCGTGAGGTCGGTGGGCATATCGCCTATAGATAGAATGAAATTGTAAGGTAAATGTTGTTTCATCAAATATTTCGTTTCCGCACTCGTAAACCCCAAATAATCGTACCCGATACCATACGCTTTCAATTGTCTAATCGTCCACTGAACTACGTATTCTATTCCGGGTCTCGCCGTGATGATCACGATGTTGTATCCAATTTTTTTAGCTGCGTGTAGAAGGTTTATGATTGGTACATTCGGACGACCATCCGTAAATATGAGCGTATCATCTATATCAAACATGACGGCATCATTTGGCTTCATGTATCTGTTTTTGAGGATATCCATGTTATTATTATTAAAGATTTAAATTTTATTCTAACCAGTTATGATCATCGACGTCGAATGCGAAGATGGCACGACACAGATCGCACAAACAGTCGTAGAGACTCAGGATTCATATATCGTTCATTTTCTTGAAAAAGATAAGGACAATTTTTACCACTTTATACATGAGGATGAAGAGATTGCTAAAGAATCTGTTTCTGGATTCTATGATGTAGATACACTAGAAGAGACTGACCTCTTTGCGAAGTTCCCACAGGGATATGTGCTTCTCGATGACAGTGAGGATGAAGATTATGAGTGCTCCGCGTCAGATGAAGATGCGAGTGAGGACGAATCTCTTGTTGACGAAGAGGAAGCCTAAGTTATACAAAAATATTCGTAAAAAGTAATGGACTTTAAAGAGTCCAAGAAGCGTGTCACTAAAAACGATAAGAAAAGCAAAAGACAAATTTACTCCGCGAAACACGTGCGAAACCAACTTAAACAAAAGGAGAATATTATACACAATGGCACCTTACACCCCTCCAGTCGCCCACTACTCCCAGATGGACGTGTCCATGTACGATGAAGGCCAGCTCTTCGCATTCATCGGGAAAACTGGAAAAAGGTTTTACTGGCTTACCCAGAAGCTGGGACTGGACTACCTATGGTACGACAAGAAACGTAAAGTTATCGAGATTTGGGGTCCGTTATATACCCATCAGAATCAACAATCTGCGCATTTAATTCGTAGTGAAATTGATTATTTTATGGAGCCTAAGTTAGAGGATACATACTCCGAAAAGCAAGATGAGTATGTTCAAGAGACCCTCACAGCGTATTAGTTGTCCTCCACCAGTTAGAGGGGACAAACCTATACCGGGAACCTTGATATATGATATCAGCACTCAAAAACCGACTAAACAATTCATATTTCATAAAGGATCCGTCTATAAGGAGGCTGATTATATCGAGGCGCTCAAGAAGAATCATCAGAATCTGGGTATTCCATATATTGAACCCAACTTACCACGACTAACGCCTTACCACGAACCCTTGCGCATCAAAGAGCCCGAAATCCTATATGGAGATCGGATTCAAGTGACTTTACGGGTACTTAAAAATGGTACAGCCCGCGTAAAGGTTAATGGAGCGATCGCTATGATGTATGACAAGTATTATCACCGTGGTGTTCAAGCACCAATTAAGGTTATCTTACAGGCGTATAAGTCACATGGATTTAGCGACTCTTTTCTTGAAAAGATTAAAAAAAGTTATGCTAGGAAAATAGCATACACTAAAAAGGTTCCTGGTATATTACAAAAAATATTTGATAAGAAACCTGTTAAAAAGATTAAGATTAAGAAAAAAAGGAAATAGAAGATGAGGAAGAGCCGGAACCTGAAGTAGAGGAGGATGATATCCCCACCGAAGAGGGGGAACTTGATGTAGAACCGGATGACCCCGAAGAAGTCGTGGAAGAAGAGGAGTATATGTCCGATCTTGAGACCTAAGTAGAACCTTGTTACCCTTTTAATTTAAAAATGTTTGTCACCAACGTTGTCCTCGCCAATCAAATTCTCGATCGTGGCTTCTTTTATACCCTGAAGGAAGCGACGTATCACGCCAACCAACAATCAAAAGAAAAAATCTAGAAACTTCCCAGTGGCTCTGTATTTTTCGGGGACGTCGAAGTGCGTGTCTACGATACGAACGACTATAAGCATGAACATTTTCTTTCTTTCGTTGATACCTGTGGAAATCGCACACAGGTCATGTGACCAACATGTGGTAAAGATTCAATTGGAGATTTGTCAGATGCTGTACACGGCGTGGTTCTTTTCGAATCAGCTTGACTGTGTACAAGAAAACGCCCCCTTCACCAAAGATGGTAAGCGGAGAGGGTATCGTCCCGCACACCCGAAACACCCCATGACCATGTGGGTTGGCTCGAGTCTCGAAAACTATATGTACGCGTGTAAAATCGGGATCGCTTTGACCCTCGAGTATACGCGTAGATATGGTAAGGTACACACGTGTGCGAAACATCTCGAATGGTTATATCACAACCACCCTTCACGTTTTGAAGAGAAGTGTAGTGACACGGCGTATTACTCTAAGGAGGGCATCCCCGAGTGTATGCCGGATATGTACCGAGGCGAAAGTATCGTGGATGCCTACCAGATGTATTACATGATGGAGAAGATGGGGTTTGCTCGATATAAAATAGTTGACAGTAGTAAATGACAACCTTCTTCAATCACCCAAATATCAAGGGAACTGTCGAGTTTGAGGAGAAGGGTACCAAAGTTGTAATCAAAGGAAGTCTAAAGTCAAATAAATACAAGAATAGCACTCACGGGATCCACATCCATGAATCGGGTGATCTCTCGAATGGATGTATGGGAGCAGGTGGCCACTTCAATCCTTATGGAAAGAAACACGGTGGTCCCAATTCCAAAGAGCGTCACGTCGGTGATCTTGGGAACATTCGTTTTGATTCTAAAGGTGTCGCGAAATTTAGGATGGAAGACTCGCTCGTCAAATTGAGAGGCACGAAGGCCAATGTTATCGGAAGGTCCCTGGTGATCCATGAGGATCCAGATGACCTGGGTCTCGGTGGTCACAACGATAGTTTAACGACTGGACACGCGGGAAAACGAATCACGTGTGCGGTTATTGGGTACGCTTAGTTTTCATTAAGCGCTTTCTCCGCTTATTCATCCGATTGGCCGCGACATTGGGGTTCGCTTTGTTCTGGATACAGGTGGGGCGAACGACATATAGTATGACCGGACAAAAAAAAATATCAGGTGATACTATATATGAGTTTATCAGATCAGAATATAGAGAATCTCAAGAAAAAGTTGAATGATAACACGACTTTATCTATCAAATCAAAGACTAATTTGAATGCATTTATAAATAATAGGAAAAATACAATTGGTCGCGCCGAATTTATGCAGCTGTATAATGCGAGAACTAAAAATTTAAGAAATGGGGATAAAGGTACGCGTAAAAGGTCACGGAACAATCTAAACTCCGCGATGGAAATAAACAACGGAAATGTATCAGGTGGGTCCGTGAACCCTACTAAGAATGGTAGAATGTCACCTAGAGGTGTATTAAGTGGTGTAAGTGGTACAAGTAACAATACATCGAATAATGGAAATAATATTTCATCTGGTCCAATTCAAAAAAGGCCTCGTTTCGAGACCGCTGCAGTAGGAGCTCAACGCGCGATAGCTGCCAAGGCCGCTGCCAATAAGGCTGCTGCAAACGCTAAGGCTGCTGCAAACGCTAAGGCTGGAAGGCTGCTCAATAAGGCTAACGCAAACGCTAAGGCTGCTGCGAACGCCAAGGCTGCTGCGAGAGGAAGGCTGCTGCTAATAAGGCTAACGCAAACGCTAAGGAAAAGGCTGCTGCTAATAACGCACGCAGGAAAGCTGTTGCAAATGCAAAGAAGAAGGCTATTATTGCCAGGCAACAGGTTAGTGTGAAGGCGAGCAATAAGGCTGCTGCGAACGCTAAGGCTGCTGCTAACAAGCTAACGCGAACGCTAAGGCTGCTGCGAACGCTAAGGCTGCTGCCGCTAACGCAAACGCTAAGGCTGCTGCGAACGCTAAGGCTGCTGCCGCTAACGCAAACGCTAAGGCTGCTGCCAATAAGGACAAGGCTGCCCTAATGATAAATAATTGGACAACTCTACAAGATGTAGTAGATTTGATACTAACCAAAGATCAATTCATTGAAATCGCCAAAAATCTTGAAATAAAGTTAAAATCTAACGATTCAGTTGAAACTATTAAATCTAAACTTCTGAAACATGAAAATAAAGATGAATTAAAAGTGGAAATAAATAAACAAGTGGTTGGAGGTAAGGAATCTAACGAGATTACAGATAAGGTTAATAGTTATATTTCCAATATTCCTAATACCAATGTAGGACGCCCAAATTACACGGCTTCTCTTGTGATCTTGTATATAAAAGATTTACCAGCATCTGCGAGAAAAAAAATAATTAACGGTGATGCTACACTACCACAAATTATGAATGGAATTAACAGAAGAACTATTAAAACTAATAATATCAATTTTGAAAAAAATATATCTCGAGAACAGTTTACAGATTTAGTTTTTATTATATGGTTGGATGGTATTCATGATAAGTATATAAAAGAATCGTTAAATGTTTGGTTTACTAATACTACACTTTTCACACCCAAACAGAAGGAATCCGTAGTTAAGGCTTGGAAAACAGATTTTATAGATATTATTAAGAGTCTAAATTTACCGAAAAAG